ACGGCACAACTTCCAGTTCGTGCGATTGTGATAAATGGTGTAACACATTATACTTTAGAATAGAGAATAATGGAAATAATATGCCAAGAGAAGAATTAATAATAAGTACTTTTGATAAGGGAATGCAATCAGGTGCAGATCAATCCGATATTGAAAAGGGTGCAGCTGCATGGACTCAGGATATAGATTCTGATTCTGTGCCTGGAACATTACGACCACGTAAGAATGATAGCACATTTCTTGATACTAATAATAATTATTGTATTAATAGGAAGGCATGGATAACCCGTGCAGATGGTAAGAGAGATTTAATATTATTTGATGCCAAAGGCAATACTATTAATGCAATAACTGATTTTAATGGCACGCCTGCTTATGGTTCTACATTAGGCACTCCTACAGGTACATCAGTTACTATGGATACTATTAATCGTGCAGTACGTGTAGGACAGGGAGATTATGCTGGTAAGTATGTGGGATATATTGACTATGGACAATTTGGCGGCGCAGTATCTACAGACTTACAGTATGTAGATTCAGAGTTATCTATTCCAACTGCATTTCCTACTCCATATAAGATTATATCGGATACAAGTGATACTACTTATGTTTATGGTATAGAATGGAAAGGTAAAAAGATTCTTAAAATTACCTCTGCTACAGGTGCATATACTGAATCTACTAGTGACTTTGTTTCTTTGCAGGGGATATGTAATATTGATACAAGTTATTTTTATGTATATGAATCTTTAGGGCAGTTTGGAGATTTGCATAAGATAACTAAAAGTGATTTATCAATAAATGCTACTTATCATATTACTGGATGGGGTTCAGCAAATGCTTATGCTAATCAAACTGGTGGTACTTATATGAGTGACATAGAACTTACTACCAGTAATATATGGTTTGGTTTCTGGAATGAAACTCAATTTGCTCTTAAGGATGATACGGATGATCCGGCAGGTGGTAGAATTATATTTAAGTTTGCTTTAGCTTCTTTGGTGGCAAATAGTAATCATGCAACTACGGATGTTACATTTAAATCAGTAGGTCTTGGTTCAGATTCTTATACTAGAAAAGATATAGAATTAAGTAGTACCACGGAAGAAACAAGTCCTGGGTATATCTCTTCTACTGCTATTGAAGTTGGTAGCTTTTATGCTGACCCTACTTATTGTACTTACTGGGTCAAACCTTCAAGAAGGTGTTTTGTACGTACTGAAACTGCAACTGAAATAGGATGGTTAGGTAATGTAGGATTACTGAATAAAACGGTATACGAAATAGATGGTGCTACTACTAGCTATGTATCTGTTTTAGAATATGCTCGGTTTGGTGGACGCGGTATTATTTTCATGAATGAGAGTTCTGCTAAAGGAGATTTATTGAATTCTACTAATACTCGTTTCCGTTCACTTGGTGTAGTAACCACATATACAGAAGATACAACTGCAACTTATTATACCGATGGTATACGTGCTGTTGGTTCGGGAGGTACTTTTTATTTATTTGCTGGTGAGAATTTAGCTCCCATTAATGCATATGCTTCTGCATCTGCAGGAGATAATGAATTTACAATTGAAGATGCTGTGTGGTTAGCTGCGACCGATAATCCAGACGATGTTTATTGGGCTGGTAATACATATTCAAAGTCAGAAGAAAAGGTTTGGAATATGTATACTAATATAGAATCCGGTGCTGCTACTAAGGCATCTATAGGAATAATGAGTAGTGTCACATTGAGTGTAAAGAGTGTATCAACTGCTGATGTAAATATATGGTGTATGAGTAGTGCATCAGGTACAGGCAAATTTAATTCGTTAACATTTTCTACTTCTACTGCAAACTTCTCAGGTTCGCTTACTTATATCAAGGTAAGTCCTACCTGGTTCCATCCTTCGGAAACAACTGATGATATTGGTGTATTCGACACTACTAAAAGTTATTTTTATAAATTAGCTTTTGAATATGACAATTATCAATATTCTCCATTATCACAAGCAGAACCAGCTAGAGTAAATGAATTAAGTAGTTCTACTAATACTATTAGCATTAAAATAGAATTATATGCCACTTCTACTTATATATCTAAAAGAGTCACTGGATTATTAATATTACGGGCAGAAGCCGCAGGTACAAAAAGTTTCACTCCAACAAGTAATTATAGAATAGCAGGAAGAATATCTCTTGTTGATGCTTGGGCAGAGGATTCTACTGAAAGTGCCACTTGGGGAACTAAGAAACAGATTTCATTTACTGATACTGGACTATATGGTTCTTCTTATGAGAATGAAACTGGATGTCCTGAAACATTACCTAATAATACTATGGATTATACTATATCCTGTACTGGTGCTGGATACTTATTTGTTGGACAGGGATATAATGATGAATTAAATGAAATTTCTAATTTTGTATTCAGAAGTAAACGGAATGCTCCTGATACATTTGATTGGTCTAATGATTTTTGTATTCTTCCCACAATGCCGATTGCACTTTATTTCTTCAAAGGATATTTGTATGCTTTTGACAGTAATAAGATGTATGTGATTGATCCGGAGGCTTTAGTATTAATTGGTGAGTATGAAGGATTTGGAGTGCAATCGGCTCTTGCCATATGCAGTAATGAGGATGCAATGTTCTTTGCTAATACTAATAATATATGTATGCATGATGGTAAACAACCTATAATAGTTTCTGAAGCGATTAATCAAGTAGGAACTTCCGTAGTAACAGCAACTTCTCATAGAATGCTTGCTACTGGAAGAACTATTGTTACGGGAATATCTTCTTATTGCAATTCATTGATTGTTGCATATATGCATTATGGTCAATCGAGTGGTTTACTTCAGATAGGACGATCATATATTATCGTTTCAAATTCTGGTGGTATCTTCACTAATGTAGGTGCTGCTAATAGTAATGCAGGAACGAGTTTCGTATGCACAGGAACTACCCCAACTGGATGGGGAACATCGGTATTAATGGATTTCTATACTCCAATGTTCGTTTATAATTTTATTAAGCAAGGATGGTTCTATTGGGAACTTACTAATGTAACAGGTACTTATCTTGATTATGATACGGTAGATAAGCGGTCATTGATAATAGATTATCTTGGTATTCCTTATATCAGTGTGAAAGGTGGAATAATAAAATTATTAGGTTCGACAACTGAAAAGACTGCTTATTGGTGGAGTAAGTTGATTAACTTTGGTAATGATTCTGTAATAAAGAAGATATATAGGATTTATTATGATGGCACTACTTCTATACCTTGTTATATTGATTATAACAATGCACAGACCTTTGCGACTGCGGTTACTAGTGGTACTCAATTAACTAATGCTGCTACTCAGTATAGAACTATACAATTAAGGTTTGGATTTAATTCTACATATTTAATACTTAGAGGAATAACAATATTTTGGCGTAAAATGTTAGGATTGCGTTGATATGACAGAAGAAGTAAAACAAAAACTTTCTAAATTATTAAAAGGTGTCCCAAGAAGTATGGAGGTTCGTAAAAAAATATCTGAGACATTTAAGTTGCATGGTCCTTCAATTGGTTTTAAAGGACATCGTCACTCGGAAGAAACAAAACGAATCATTAAAGAAAAAAGAAAATTACAAACAATGAAACCAAGGACAGAAGAAGAAAAAAAGAAAATTAAATATACTATTCTTTATGGCCCTAAAAGTGAACAACGAAAAAGGAATATAGCAAAAAGTCTTACCGGTAGAAAACTTAGTAAAGAACATCGAGAAAAAATATCTTATTACTCAAAATTAAAAAAGGGGCCTTTAGCAAGTAATTGGCGAGGCGGGAAATCTTATGAAGAATATACAATTGATTGGAATGAAACTTTAAGAAAAAGTATTAGAGAAAGAGATAATTATACTTGTCAACTTTGTTCAAAACAACAAGGAGATACTGCTTTTCATGTACATCATATAGATTATGAAAAGAAAAATTGCAATCCTTTGAATTTAATAACTTTATGTATAAATTGTCATATGAAAACAGGCGGTAATAGAGATTATTGGAAAAAGTATTTTGAAAATTTGATGATCGGCTTAAGATGAAGGAGATGATATTATGGACCCGTTAACGATGGGAGCAATTGGAACTGGGGTAGGATTACTCGGTAGTATGTTCACTGATAGTCCTGAGTGGGAGGATGTATCTTTCCAGGAAGTAGATGCAGGACGTTACGGATTCCAGGGAGTATATCAGAAGTTCCTGCAGAGTGAACAGCAGAAGATGAAAGATGATGAAGGACGTAGGATTATGAAGTTAGCAAGTAACTTAGTTCCTAGTGCTGCATCATTCAGAAGTGGTCTTGCTTCTCAGGGTATGGGTGGTGCAACATCTAATGTAATAGCAAAACAACAGCGAGAACAGGCAATGGGTAAGGCACTTGATACCGGAATGTCAACTGCAGAGACTTCATTCGGTAATATCAATCAGCAGTTCTTACAACTTACCGGACAGAATGAACAGATGTATAACCAAGCAACACAATTCAATGCAGAGGGTCAATTCAAAGCTGACCTTGCTAATTCTCAGGGACAATTTGCTGCTGATAGTAGCCAGGCAAATAAATGGCAGGATATATTTAGTGGCATTACTACTGCAGGTGCAGGAATAATGGGTACTGAATTAGGAATGCAAAGTGCTGCAAATAATGGTGCTACCGATTATGAAACTACAATGAAACGGTTGAATGAAAAAAAGATACAATGGATTTAATCTAAGAGGTCATTATGCCACAGAATTTTGGTGATGTATTTGCTCAGAGTTACTCGAATGGAGTAAAACTTGAACAGGATATGCAACAGCATGCTAAAGCAGTTGCATTAGAAGAAGAGAAACTCGCTGCTACTCAGGCAATAGAAACTGTAAGATCAGAACAACTTAATAAACAGATTGAACTACAACAGCAAAAGAATGCGAGTGATGCGAATTATCAATTTAATTCTTTAACCAGAGAAGCTACGAAAGATTTAATGGATAATTTTATTCGAGTGGATAACGATCCTCTTTTTACCAGAGCTAATAAAATGACTGCAGATGAATTAAAACAATTCTCTCCTAATTCTAACCCCCCTGAAGGATTATATGTAAATAAGATGGAATATGGATTAGCCAAACAGAAGGAAGCGTATGCTTGGCAATTAAGACTTGCAGATGCAAGGGAAAAAGCAAAAGAATTAAAAGACGATGAATTTGTTAACAATATTATGTCGCTTACTAAACTCGCTAATGAGAATGCTCAAGGACTTATGAAACAGGAAACGATTCCTGCTCAAGAAGCTGGAGTTATTCCTAAGTATTTTTCTGAACAATGGAATCAATCTTCGATGAAGATTATTCTTGATAAGATTGGTAAATTAAATTTGTTCGGTTCCGGTACTCCTGCAGAAACTAAATTCGTTACAGATGAATCAAAACTTGGTCCTGCAATGGACAAGCAGGCTCAGATCATTCAGAGTATGGAAGCATTGATAATGAATAAAAAGGTTAATCCTAAACTCGCTTCTACTTTTCTTGATCCGCAAAAATCTGCATTACTTGAGATGGTTTCAAGTCGTCTTGTTAACGACGATAAAGGACTTCCAGTTCTTGCTAACACTCAAGGAATGAATCCAACAACTATAAGCAAGGTTAAGGATATTCTTGATAGTTATAGAATGCAACAGTTAATTGAAAAAACAAAATCATTAGGTGAGCAGAAATTAGGATTACAAGTAGAACAATTACAGGAAAAGGTGCAATAATAAATAAAGGATAAAACATATGATACGATTAGCCAGTGCTAATCTCCAGGAGCAGAAACCTGATTGGTCACTGTCCTCGTTGGGGATGAATTTCGCATCCGGTTACTTAGAAGGATTAACGACATTTGATATATTGAAAGAAGAATCACCGGACACTACTCAGGAGTATATAGCACGATCTCTAGGTAGTGTTCTTGGTTTTATAGGGTGGTTGCCTACACCTGCAGGAGTTACACGTATAGGACTTGCAGGATTAGGACATACGATGAAGTTATTGGGTAATGCAAGTAAGGGAGTATCCTATCTTGAGAAAGCAAAGAGTATAGTTACATTAGGTGATAAGATGTATTCTTCAGTGCCTAAGTTAGTTGGTAGTATAGGCGCAAAGGGTATTGAACGATTCTTTGAGACTACTGCTGCAAAAGAAGCGATGTTATTTACTGAGAAGATTGCAGGACATACATTCGCACCTGCAACTAAAGAAATAACACGTTCTCTTATCAGTCAGGCAACATTCATGGGATTTGCTTCTGCTGCGGGAGCCAGACCATTATCATTGAATCCTTTAGAGTACTTCTCTGCAGAAGATTTCCAGACACGTTCACAGGCATTCATACAAGGTATTCCATTCGGATTAGCACAAGGCGGTATTGCATCATTAGTTACTAAAGAGACTATGGGCAGAATGGGATTCAAAGGATTTGAAGAGTTAGTTAAGAATAGTCCTGAGAAAGCTGAATATATCCTGAAGTCTATACGTGCAGTATCTACTGGATTGACTATGTCTGGTTATACCTCATTAACTCAGGATGTACCTATGGAGTATACTGTCTATGAAGGATTACTTAATGGAGTGTTCGGATGGCGTGAGATGCCTTATACTATGAAGGAAGCGCATAGACTGGTTAATAAACATCTTCCAGATCAGAATGTTATTCACGGTGATCTAATACTTAAATCTAAAGGTGATATAGTTAAGTTTATGAATGGTAAGGGAGAGTTTCCGTCTGAAGGTGTACAGAAAGAATTAGAACTTCTCTATCAGCATCATTGGGGTAAGGACTTTGCAGAGTCAATGATACCTGAAATGGTTACTCCTGAAGTGGCAAGAACTCTCGGTGTGTCTATGGAGACATTAGAGAAGATGCCTAAGTCTGATCTTGCTGCTGCATTAGACCAACCTGAATTCAAGCAATTCAAGATACTACGTGCAGAGATTGCAGAACAGGAGTACAATGATGAACTGAGTAAACGCATTAAAGATTTCACTGATACACAGGGTAGAGGACCAACTGAGGAGGAAATGGTTCAAATGAGTGAAGGGGTATATCCTGAAGTGATTAAGACAGTAGGTGAGATGTCTCCTAAGTTATTTGAAGAAGTGCATAGAATAGCTTCTCGTGTATCTGAAGCAGTTGAAGGTAATATCTCGTATCCCGAGAAGCATCAGGCAATGTTAAAGTCATTAGAAGAGACTGGTGTATCTAAACAGGGTATGCGTAATCTACTTGAAGTACTTAAAGGTGATGAACCAAGAATAGTAACTACTGTAGATAATATATTTTATGAGAATAAGAAAGCAGGATTGAAGGAATATATTCCTATTAAGGATAAAATACAGAAAGAACTTGGATTAGTATTAAGTGACGAACAGAATAAGAGAATGAATCTACTCTGGAATATGTATGTGCATTCCAAGGTATCCGAAGAGAGAAGATATGATATAGACGGCAATCGTTTAATCGCAGGCCGTAAATATAATAAAGCCGGTATTGCAGATATGGACGTAAGAGATTTCTATAATTATGAGACTGAATTTGATACTAATGTAATTACCATTAAAGAAGCTGAAGGTAGTATCGGTAAGAGAAAATCAAGGAAAGTTATTGGTATACATGAACCCTGGAAGTATTATGAACAAGGTGAAGCTAAGTTTGGACAGATAAATAACAATAAGTTATTAGGTGCAATATTCGAGAATGGATTACTTCCTATAAGTAATAGAAAAGATAACCAACAGATATTAACTGAGAAAAGAGGAAGCGTATCATTTGATAGTGAGACTAATGCATATACTTTTAATCATGAAGGTACTACTTATAGAGTCAATGTAAGGGAAGGATTCAATCATATAGACCAGGCAGAGAATAAGACTATTGGTGAGAGTTATGATTCCTATGTGAAGGATAGGATTAAATATGTAGAGGACAATATTGGCAAGACATATCAGCAAGCAATGGAAGATCCTATTGCAGTACAGTATTATGAGAAAGCATACGATGAAATGACTGCTAATAGAATGCTGCATTGGATGGCATTGAATAGGAAAGAGAATCTATATGAGGTCTTTGCTTCTACTGGTACTCTTGTACGTGGAGCATTTCCTTACACTACACGTATGCAGTTAGTTGCAGGTAGTGGTATTACATTAGATCCTTCAGTAGTAGGCAAAGAGAGTGTTAAGGCAATCCATGTATTTATGGGAGATACTGGAGTACATAATGCATTCGGTGAATCAGAGAGAACTCAGGAAGATGGTGCAATAGTATCTATTGGAATGAAACAGCATTATATGAATGCATTAGGAACTACTGATGATATAGCATTCTATAAACCTGCTATTGCAGTATCGTTATCTACCGGACTGCATATAGAGAAAGCAGGTGATCATCAGGCTACTACTTTGAATGAACAGAAATTAACCAAGGCATTAGGTGATGTGAACTATGTGGTGAATAATACTACTGCAAAGAACCCAGGTGATATACCTATGGTTAAGTTATCTGTAGTTAATGGAGAGTATATAGTTAAGGATATGTTAGGCAATATATTATCTCCGGAACAGATAGAGAAGATGAAGTTTGATTTACCTGTAAATTCTATAAGACTTAACCCTTCTGTTACTGAAGATTCTGAAATGTCTCAGTTGCATTATATTAAACAGATGTTCGGTAACGTACCTGAATTACAGAATTATATTGATGAGAATATTATCAAACCAAGTCTTGAAGGAATTAAAGAGGTTAATGATAAGTTTGATATACTCAAGACTGGAGAGGATATTAATCTTGATGATGTAGGTGCTCAGAGGATATTAGATGCAATGCATGGTAAGGATTTCTATAAAGCCGGACCTAAGACTATTGCAGTAGTTAAGAGACTTCTTAATTATGTATTCGATAAGGGAGATATAATCGAAGGTGATGGTGAAGGTGAACTATCAAGTTACTTAGAGAGATTAAGAACTAGTGTAGAACTTGCCGTTAATGCTACTGGAATAGATAATATTACTGCTGCATTCCTACGTGAACGTAATGTAAGAGACTATCTTGAACAAGCAATGTATAAATATATAACTGATAGAGCGCATCGTCCTGTACATAAGGGATTTGGCAGTAGTTCAAGAATATTCTATGGTTTATCTCCAGTAGATGCAGAAGCATTCAGAATTAAACATGGTAGGGAATTTCAGCAAGGAGATTTATTGCTAGGTGAAGCGGAGCGTAACCAGAAGAGATTAATTCCTGAAGAACTCAAAGGATTATTCCCCGATAAGAAAACTATTACTCTTGGTGAAGTATGGGATATGTATCAAAGAGGTGATATAGAAAAGAAAGAAGGAAATTTAGAAGGACAAGTTCTTTCTCCCGAACAAATTCTTAATAAACTTGTATCTGATGAAGAAACAAGAATAAATTATTTTCAAGATAAAAAAGAACAAAAAAAACTTCTTAATATATTAAGAACAACAAAAGATAGAGATAAGTTAATAGAAAAAGTAGGTAACTTCTTTTGGCAAAATTATTACGATAGTCAGGAAGGTCGTACACAAGATGAAATAAGTAGAGGTGAAGGTTCGCATTATGAAATTTTAGTTGCAAAAACTACCACTGATGAAGTTCTTCGGTATTTGGGATTAAAAGAAACTCCTAAAAGTTTAGGAGAAAAGCGTGGTATGCCTGCCGAACAATATCTTGCGTTACAAGATTTCTTTTCTCGTACCATTGGAACACGTTCTCCACAATCTGATGCAAGTGGTTCACGAAGATTAACATTCAGAGGGTTTTATGGTCCTGGACATGGTGCTACCATACATCCATTAGATATGAAGTATCTTGATGGTGCTGACTTAGATGGTGATGCAGTTAAGTTATATTTTGGTATGGGTAAGGAATTCGTAGATCATATAGATCAACCTCATATCAAACATAGATTCTCAAGATTCTTCTCATCTCCAGAAGAAAGAGATTCATTCTTTAGTCGTGTTAATATACATGCTGGTAAGACTGTAAAGGATTTCAGTCCTGAGGATTTGAAGTTAGTACTTAGTACTGGTAAGGATTCTAAAGGAGTGAAATATCTTGAAGAGTTTGCTATGGAGAAAGGACATAATAAGTATCTTATTGGTAAGTTTGGAGAAGAATATAAATCTGGTCGTTATGCAGATAATAACTATGAAGTATCTTCTCAAGGTGATAAACGATTTTCTGCTTTATTTGCAAAATTAAGTAATGGTAAAACGATAGAACAAACTTATCAAGAACTTAAGGGAAGTGGTAAAGGACAACCATCTATTCATAAAGATTTTGATTATTGGAATACTTATAAGAATTTGTGGAAACAATGGTCAAATGAGAATCCTGAATTAATTAATGAACTTGCTGAAAAAGCAAAAGGTAAAACTCTCACTGATAAATTTGCTAATACTGAAAATAATCAAGCACGTGCATTAGCAGAAATATTAAATGAAAAGTTTCCTTCTCAATTTACTAATCTTAAACGTACGTACTCTATGTTCTCTCCTACTTTAATTATGGAAGCAGGCAGGCAAGCAACAGTCGGTAAAAATAACCTAGGTTGGGGATTAGCATCTGGTAATCGTGGTAGAGTATTAGGACATTATCTACGTGCAGGTGGTAGAGTTGAAGTAGGCAAAGGTGATTATTACCTAATTGCAAAGTCTGATAAAGAAGAGTTTAATCGTACTATCTGGGATATAGTGAACTCTTGTGCTGATGCTACTAAAGGTAAGAATCCTCCGGTAGATCCTGAGACTATGCGTATAGTAGGTGGTGTATTATCCGTTGCCGATGTATTGGATAGTAAAGGTAAACCTGCCAATGTATTAGGATTCATTAATCATATCAAGAGTAAGGGATTAGGTGAAGTACCTATTCTTAAAGAATTAACTGAAGTGGATAATAATCTCAGGTTACGTGACTTTGAAGGTAATAAGAAACACTTACAGGATATATTCTATAATCTTAATATGGCAGTTAATAAGGCGAAGTCAGTAATGCCAGGGAGCGACTTTGGTAGTGTATGGTATAAATCTGCAGAGAGACTTACTAAACTACGATACGAACCGGAACCATTGGATTTCACTAATATAATCCAATCTGATATAGTACGTAGGCAGTTCGATAGACTTGCAAAGAGTGATGCACCTATATCCAAGTTTGCTATACGTGCATTAGGACGTGCAGGAGTGAACTTCAATAATTCTTACATAGCACAAACTCCAATATGGAGAGATATAGTACAGCAATACAAAGGTAGTGATGTAGAACTACTTAATGATTTTATTAATCCCCCAGGTAAGGGAAGTACTTATCTAAATAGTAAGGCATGGGAAATTGCTGCTAAGATGCCTAATCCGGTGAGAGGTAAAGATCCAATCAATCGTCAGAGTGAATTGCAGGCACAATTAATTGAAACCTCAGTTAAGAAACTTAAGGAAGATGCTAAACTATATCCTGACAAGAGAAGTGTTACCTATGAATTAAAAGATGGCAGAACTAAGGTAGAGATATTCGATACTGAAGAAGATGCAAAAGCATGGTTAGAAGAGAATTCATGGTCTGACGGTAAGATAGGCAGAGTAGAACGCAGTAAAGGTGAACAGACTAAGTATATTCAGGAACTATGGGCTAATGATTATACTGATATGAACTCCCTTGCTTTTACCATAGATTATCTCTCTAAATATGTAGATACTAAATTACCTAAAGAGAATTTAACTGATGAGAATGTTACTAAGTTACTTGAAGATAAGATACGTCCATTTGCACGCACCGTAAGTAAGTTAAAGAATTATGTACTTAATACTCAACAAGGAATAGTCAATACTAAGAGTGAACGTACTGATCCTGAAACTGGTAAGGTATTATTTAAAACTCCACAAGAACGACAGGAATCATTCAAGTATTGGGAAGAAGCGTTAGAAAAAACTGTAAAGTATCGTGAATCATTAGATGCACCTGAACGACAATTATTCGATGCATTATGGTTATCCTCTCTGGATTTCAATGAGAAAGTTGATATTAATAATCAGGCTAAAGTAAAAGCTGCCAGTGAAGGAGATTCATCCCAAGAGAATATAGATAAGATTGCTAATGAGATGATAGTCGAAGAAGCTAACACCAAGTTTGATACTCGCAGAGGTTATACTGCATTGGTATCCGGTATTGCTAATCCTGAAATGATTAAAGCGTATTATCAGAAATATGCTAAACTTGCAGGTACAATGACTCAGGATAATGTATCTATGGAGGTTCTTGCAGATGCAATGAATATAAGTGAACTCAACGGCAACTTACCGCACTTCATAACTCATAATCCTGAATTTGCAAGTATTAATATGCGTCCTACATTAGATAAGGAAGCACGTGAATATATGGCTCCATTCAAACAATGGTTCTTAGAGAAACATGGTAAGGACCAGTTGGGTAATATTAAAGATCCGATAGCAAGAACAGAATTCAATGATTTACGTACACGTGCAAGAAAGTTGTTGAAGGATGTTCCTGAACAGTTATATGATTTTGCATTAAACTTTCCCGACATAATGTCTAAGAAATATGGTATGGCATTCTCATGGACTGCAGATCTAATGACTAAACAGGATTTCAAATTATATCTGGATTATCTTGAAGGACGTAAATTCAATCCTAATGAGACTCCCAAAGTAGGTAAGAGTTGGTTCCTGCAGAAATTCAGTAGAGTTGCTCAATCTGCAGAACGATTACAGAAAGAAATAGATAAGTTTAAGTTACAGGTATTACGTCCTGTAATTACTGGAGAAGGACCGGTATCAAGATTCCTGACTCAGAATGTACTTGGTCATTATGCAATGTTATATGAAGCACAGAAAGCATACGCTACTGCACAGAACGCAGTACAGCAAATATCCGTAGATACTTATAAGAAAAATCTTCCTCTTAATGATACTTTCAATAAACAGCATGACGGTATTGCCGATAAGATAGTTCGTATAGTAGCAGCAAGGGACATAGAGAAACCATTTGCTAAGTCTATTATTACCAAGGATGAGAATGGTAATGATGTGATTACTAAGAATGAGTTTCTTATTAATTATGAGAAAGCAGTTAAGGATTACGATGCGTTGCCTAACACTAAGTATCGTATTACTGCACCCGATGGCAGTACTATTTCAATGAATAAACAGGAGATGGCTGCATATATCCATAAAGGTATCCTTGCATATAATCAGGAGAATATAAGCAGATGGTCTAATCGTCCTGGCGATAAGTTATTGGTTTATGGTGATAAGGAATATGGTAAGAATAGAGTACGTCTTGTAGATGTACAGAAAACCAATATGAAGCGTGTTGAAGAGTCTATGAAGATTACAGGTGGTCAGGAAGATATGTCTGTTATGGCTATGACCGAACTTGCAGCTGCTATGAAATTGGAGAATAATCTATTCGATGTATATACTACTCCGCAGGGTATATTCTTTGACTCTCAGATGGGTCCGGAACAACGTGAGATATTTGATAAGAATGTTAAACAGAATATTAGAGGATATAGTGTAGATTTCAAGAAGAAGTTCTCTGATATGTCTGCTACTGAACAGGATGCAGTAATGGATCAATTATATCCTAACGGTAAGATAGCAGGATTTAATTTGAATGAGAAGTTAGATGTATTTAGTGATTCATACTGGCATCATATGACTCTGAATAGAAAGGTAGTTACTGAGTATCTTAAAAAGAAATACGAACCATTGCTTAAGACTTTACCGCCTGAAGAAGCGAAGAAGGTATCTCTTAGATTGCTTCAGGAAGTAGGACGTACTACTAATCAGGAAGATAATCTTAATCATGGTCAGGAATTCATGGGACAGTTATTTGATAAAGGCGATCCTATACGTTCTCTGCATATACATCCCAATAAGATATTAGGTGAGAGAGATATGGATGATCCTATACCTCAATGGGACTTAAGTATCAATGCAGTTATTACTGCACATGAAGTATTGTTAAAGATGCAGCATGATATGTCATTTGCTCTGAGTGCTAATTATCTTGTCAATGATGCACGTAAGAGAATGGTATTCGGTGAAGGTACTAAGCATCTCGCTAATTGGATGGAACGCTATGCTCGTCAGGTAATGGGATTCCAGGATACTACTCCACCGGAATTAGAGCAGGGATATAATTACGGATTACCTACTAACTGGATGAAGTTCCATAATAATGCATATTGGAGCAAGAAGATTACTGAGATTGGAGATAGTTGGTTCGGTAGAAAGATATTCCCTGAATATAATCAACTTACTGCAATAGCAGAGAATATTAATTTCGTTAAAGAGAAAAAGAAACGAAGTGAAATGACTCAATCTGAACGTGATTGGAACGATAAAGAGAATGCCAGATTACGTAAACAATGGATAGAACAATCCAAGAAGAACTTATCTGAGCAGAAGATTACATGGTTATCTCAGGCAGAAGCTAAGTGGAGTTTAATGTCGTTATTAACATCATTTAAGACTGCTATTACTAACGTTACTACTGCAGAAGTAATGACCTTTATGAATGCTGGTGCTGATGCATATATACGATCATTCAGATTAAAGGATATACAGGATGAATTCGGCAGTAATATAATCAAGACTAAGGAAGATGCTCAGACTATCCTGCAGACTATAGGTGGATTAGAATCATTCTATTACAATGATGCAGGTATGGACCCTTCAGTACGTAAAGCAGTACATACTACGATAGGTAACTTAATTCATGATGCTACTACTAAGAAATGGAGTGATATACAAATAGTTCAAGCTGCTAAGGATGCTGGAGTATATGATACTATTCTTAATAAAGCTGCTTGGTTTATGAAGAAGTCTGAACGTGTAGCCAGAGGTCATTCAATGCTGGCTCATTATATTAATGCACGAAGGACATTTAGACATGCAGGGTTTGAACTTGAATATGATGATCCCTGGATAATGCAGATTGCCAGAGAAGGTGTAAAGAGTAGTCAATTTCTATATTCCAATGGAGAACGTCCGGAGTTCATGGCTACTCCAATGGGTAAGATATTCCATAGATTCCAGTTATTCGCATATAACTCAGTAGAGTTCCGATATAATACTATAAAAGCCGCACAATCGACTGGAATAGGGCCTGGAAGCAACGATATGGCTAGATTCCAGAGGATGATGGCTTGCGACCTATTTATGTTTGGTATGGCCTCTCTAGTGCCATTTTCCATATTTGGCAGTACTTTACCTGCACCTTATAACGGATTGCAGAATTCATTGACTTATGTATTCGGTACTAATGATGAGAAACGTAAATCTTTCTTCTCATCATTACCATATCCAGCTAATATAGTTCAGCCGATAGTTCCTCCTGGACTAAGAGAAATCCCACAGTTATTTGGATTATTTGTACCAGGTAACGGTACCACTACTCAGAAGGTAGAGGATATAGTGGTTGGTATGATGCCATTCCAGAGAATAGGTAAGGATATTAGCAGAACATTGGATAATCCAGTTATGCTGATAGATAATATGACTGGAATACCATTTATTAAGATACCGCAGATTAACAGGGATTTATCCAATATGACAACCTTTGATGAGTACCTGAATAGATACAGAAGCCGCGCATATTTATCTGAATCTAAAAAAATAGAAACGGATATTAATTCCTATTTAGAACAATATCCGCTTCCAGAATAATTATTTATTGATTTGCCTTAAAGAATGCATTAGCAAAACCTTGAGGTGTTATACTTCTAAGAGTTTGTCTTAATTTTGGTTGCTTCCAATAATCTTGATTATTTACACCTTTTAATGTTTTTAATTCAGGCATAAGTAATCTATCAAATTTAGGTAAGGACTGACTATTTGTTTTATGTAATACAATTTGTTCTTTTGTCATTACTTGAGTAATAGATAAATGAGTTTTTATAGGTTCATTAAAATATCCCCATAGAGCAGTTCTTTTTTTATAAGGATCTCCAAACTCCCAAGGATCAAAAATATAATTAGGCTTTCCAAGAAACCATTTTAATCTGCCATACCAAGGATTTTCTAATACCCAAAACTTTAATGGAGATACTTTGGATTGATCACTTGATATTCTATATTGTGCAATCCATATAATTTTCAGGCAGGCTATTACGACTTCCATCCCTTCTTGTAGATTACGCGGTAACTTAGCATTTGTTCTTGCGTCACTAAACATTGTACAAGGTGGAGCCGCAAGTATTCCATAAATAGGTTCTTTGGGAAGTTTAAAAGTACGAACATCATTTTCTGGTATAGTAATTAACCTTACATCATATTTATTATCTTTATATGGTTTGGACCAAGAACCAGTACCACCGCATAAATCAAGAATTATTTTATTTGAGTTCTCTATTTTAGCACTCCTTTCTAAAATAGAGAAGGATATTAACTCTTATCTAGAGCAATATCCTTCTCCTTAATTATTTTATTTTATATCCAGCTGCTTCAGCAAGAAGTTTGATTTCTTCTTTGGTGAGTTGTACATAATGAGTATCGTTCTGACATTCAAAATTAGATTTGATACAAAATGAAACTTCAAATACTCCTGATTTATATACTCGATACCAAGTTATCCAAGTATTCTTTTTGCTGGTTATAATATTAAGTAATTTTGATCCATTGGGTACTTTCTTGGCAATAAGTACGTTTGGAGCTGGTAATTCTATTTTTAGCATTTTATTCCTTTCTTAATTATTAAATAGTCACTGTTAGCACATACTATATTTGTCGGTTACTTCAGACCGTTTTGTCATTGTCTCAAAGGACATCATGCCCGCCGAGATTGCGAGTGACTTTTCTAAGTGACTATATTCATCCATAGGAAGATGAATTAATCTGAATGATCTATATACCAATATATCTTACATTCATCACAATAGTACAGACTCTTATTCCTGCTAAGAGATAGTTCAGATGCTTTATGATTACACTTTGTATATTTATCTGGAGGACTCTTCCATCCATTTATATATCCGAGATTCTTATATCCTGCTCTCTGTAATATATCCTCATTCATACCTTCCTTAGATATACTCATATATTAACACCATAAGAACGTGCATAACGATATAAATCTTCATCGTTTAATATCCATTGTCTACGTTCTTCATCGTTAAGTTTATAATTAGGTTTCTTTAGTATGATTCTAATTTTAGTGTCAAGCATTAGACGATGCTCTTTAATAAATTGTCTTATACTCATACATCTATTTCTTTCTCTGATTCCATAACGGGTTTAAGTATACCACCTTCTTTAGTATTGCAATGTCGTCTGACTTTATCTTTTTCATCCATTCCATAATAATAAACGGTAAGATTAAGAGTATCATTATTTGGACTCTCATATAACCACTGATATACTAACTTCTTTCTCTTTGGTTCCTTAATATCAATCATAGTTGTGCCAAGATATTTATAATTTTTATGAGATTTATTATAATTAGAAGATTCTGTATTAGGTAAAGTAATTTCTATCGAACCTTTTAATTCTTCATTTCTTTGTGCTTGTGGATATAAAGAATCATCATGATATAACTTGTTCCATATTTCTACTTCTATTTGCATATTATTTCTCCTTTTTGAGTGTCTTGCAAACCATTCAGGTGTTCCTTCTACATTTTCGGGATCGAATAGAGATTTATTGCTTCCACCATTGAATATCATTCTATTGTCCTTTCTTAAGTTTATAGTGTTTAGGCATTTAAGTTCTTTAGAATATATGTACCATTCTTAATCTTCTTTTCAGTTTCTTTTTTAGTTTCACTAAGAAGTTGATTACGATATTTACCTGTAGTAACTGAATAATCCCAAGAACCAGAATCTAAATATATCTTTCCATCTTTCCATTGAATGATGATTGATTCATAAGATTGAAAATACTTACTATCACCAGTAGTAATTATAAATTGATTAGGGATTGTATTGCCCTTATTATTTTCTAAATTTCTTACTCTTACTCCATTTATCATTTATTTTGTCTCCTGCCGAATTCGGCTATTAAAAGAGAATCTATGACCCCATCATGAGGTACTTTACTTCTTGGAGTTATAGGTATCACTACATTAGGGAATATTCTCTTAACTGCATTATATGACGTTTTCTTTGTATCTATTTTAGTAATAGGTAACTTAGACTTCTTATAGAATCTACCTGTTGGATTAGTAACTATATCCTTATTAATCCACACTGCTTTCTGCCATACCTTAGGTTGAACTAATATAGTAGAAGCAAATTGACAACATACTGTATTAATCTGTCCACATACGTAACCGAAGTTGAATGTAGACTTAGCAGATGCACCGAATATAGCATGTACATCTTCAAGATATATTTCTGTTGTATCTCGAAAAGCATCAGTTGATTCTAAAATACTCGCAAGATAAAATATATCTATCTCTTTCTTGTTATCAGTAAGTGGTATAGGTTCTATCTGAGGTTGTTTGCTCTCTCGGAGTATTGCTATACCACCTTTAAGGCCAGGATCGATACCGATTATTGTTTTCATATTGCTCTTTGAGTTGTATTTGTATTTAATTCAGCTTCTAACAATAATTTAACTTGATTTATAATTACTTCTGGATTATTACCGTAAAAACTAACTGCAGGAGTTTTATCGAATACAATAATAAGACTATACTTAATTCGTAATTCTTTACTCTTGAAAAGAGTATGTTCTTGGTTCAGACAAAAAAAAGTATCAGGAAAAAGTTTTTCTATTTCGTCCCTTAATTCATTCATTGAATTTATCATTTTATCACCAATCTCTTTCCTTGTATTATTTCAGCACCTTGAACACCTACACCTTGTTCAAGTGCTTCCTTTATTTTAGTTTTAGATATTGACATATCCACCTTAGAATCTGGAGCAGCGATAAGAACATCCTGAAGATACTTAGAATCACTTAATGTAACAGTGAATTTCTTGTATGCATCTGGAATAATATTCTCATCGGTAATATTAACCGACTTAGGATTATTTTGAATAGCAATCTTACGTAATGGAGTTTGTATCTTATCCTTGCCGATTATTTCCATTTGAGTTTTAAGATACGCTTTTAACCATTCAATCTTATTCTCTTTGGATTGCTTCATCTTCTTTAATCGTTCTAATTCAGTATCTATTGCATCTATATCTGCTTCTTCATTAAGTACATAATGAGCGCATCCTAATGCTTTCTCCTGAAAGTCTATCTGCAATGAATCTAATGCTAACTGTAATGCTTCAGTAGTTTGAGGCACTTCATCTTGCTCTTCTACTATAGCAAGTATATCTGCGCTTATTTCAAATAATTTACTCATTTCTTATTTTCCTTCTTAAAATATATTGAGTTTAAATCCATACCCTTTTTTATCTTTATTAAATCTTTTAAATGATATGAATTATAATAATTATCTGATCGCATTGAATGCCAATTACCGTGAGATGTAAGATTTAATATGAATTCGCGTATAGTTCCTTCTGACGATATAGCTTGACTTGGAAAATATTCACTATTAGGTGAAATTATATATTTAGATTTAGAATTTATACTGGTTGGACTTTTAAGATTAGTTCTTTGACGGAATATTTTTGAACATGCTTTATCAAAATCGGTATTTCTTCCCTTTAACCAATCAACAGATAAGTTTTTAGCAATCGCTTTTAAATAATTCTTTTTATTGACTTGCGCTCCCTTAGGAAATACCTTTTTAAATGTTTCAATCTGTGAATCACAAGCCTTTAATTTTCTTAATAAACCTACTGTAATCTTCATTTCTTTTCTCCTAAGTACCATGAAAAGGTTTTAGTTATTTGCAGTCTGAATATCTTCAGACCGAATGTTAAATTATTTACTTGTTCTTTATTATGAGTGACTATGAAGTAAGCAAGGTTCTCAAACAGGGTAATACTTATACCTTGTTTATTCCAGGAGATATTAATGTAACTGTTTCTAATGAACTTGAGGAATCTATTTCCGTTAGATTCTGTTTCTGCCATATAGGTTCCTTATAAAAACGAAATGTTCTCTCAGCATCGAACATTAGGGTTGTATCAAATGGTGACTCATCTCTGGCTTTTGCTGAACTAATCCTTCGATAAGGTGATTTTTCATTTCCTTCCAGTAATATTATCTTATCTGCTTTATCTTCAATTGCTGCTGATCCTGCTCCGGAGTGTTTGGTGAGTTTCCTTGATCGTCCTTCTGCATCTTCAGCTTTAGATTTAGGTATATGATGTACTGCTATTAGAATGATATTTAGTTTAACTGCTAATTGTTTCAATGCAGGTGCTATTACTGCAGTCTTTTGAGTTATATCTGTTTCACCTGGTATATGAAGATCACCAAGAACATCAAGAACAACTAGTTTATAACTACCTGCAACTATAGTTTGTTCTAAGATAGGTAATGATATACTTGCAGATACCATATGAATATGATTTACCTTGCCTGATAATGAAGGTGCTTGAGGATCTGAATAATACTGTAATATATCCTGTTTAGTCATACTATGAGCTATCTGAAGTTCTCTGCGGTACATTAAACGTTCGCCTACTTCAGTATTAACATATAGCACTTTATATCTAGGTTCATTAATACACCAATTCTGAATAAGAGAAGATTTACCTGTTCCAGTATCTCCCCATACACATACAAATTCAGCAGGATATATCTTAAATGAATCCTTACAATGTACATGTTTCTGTAATTCTATATAATCTGAGGATTGACTAGTAGTAGCAAAGGACCTGAATGCATCATCCATAGCATCTACATTCTGAGGTAATACCGCATTAAACGACTTCCTCTTATAGAATATACATCGTTCATCACAATACTTTTTCATTATCTCATCTTCACAGGAATATTGATAATTCTTAGTGAATATATCTTCTACTATTTTCCGTATCTCTCCGGACTCCATTTGCCCCTTAGACCATTCTCTAATCATCGTTTCTATAGCACTACGAGGCACGCCATTGCGTTTAAATACGCTTACCATACGTAATATGCTCTTATGCCTATATCCTTCAACTGGAGATGAATTATAGAGTTTCTGGATACATACAGTAACCGGATTCATACCCTCTTCAGATACTATCTTTGGAGTATCGGTCAAAATTACCGATGGTTTAATCTTAGTATATTCTAAGTCATTATTCTCTTCAAATGCACTGAAACTAGAGCTTCGTGTGGTGAGGGCAAATTGAAGAATGATTTCCGTTGGCTGATAGAGAAGTTCTTGTAATGTAAGGGGTATTTTGTATCTTTGTGTTTTAAAGTTGATAGTATTCGATACTCGAATAATTCTTGTTCTATCATAGATTGAGTCGCATTCTGGAAATAACGAAAGGAAAGTTTCCTTGACTTCTTGATACGTATGGAAGTTCCACAAATTAGGAAGTATGAAGTGATAACCACTCCCTGAATAATATGATCGTATATTCTGATCTTTAATGTCGAAGTTTTTGAGTCTATGAAAAAACGTAATTGCTCGTTTATGAACTTGTTCATCTGTATCTCCATTCTTATCTATATCAAGAGTTAATGTTTCTATTATTGGTGATCCATTATATCCCTTGACTGTTTTATATGCCTGTAGATGCTCTACGAGAGTATAGTCAAAGTAATAATAACTTCGATATAGTTCCTGATGAGTATCTTGTGCAATCTTCTGATACTTTGCTATTTCTGATATAGGAATAGCACGACCACGATTAGAAGTACTACCTAATGCTATTTCTACATATTTTATCATCATATCTCCTTAATAATCCTACTTAGATAGGAAGTGGTTCAGGCTCCCTATCTATCACATTGTCCCGCAACAAGTGTGAGTAAGAGTTAATAATTATTTCTTAGTTGGAATTAATGTATAATGATCACCATTATCATAAAGTGTCCAATCTAAACTTATCTTTGATAAAAAGAAACCATGATAATTATATTTTTCTTCATTGGAAGAAGCTTCCACTTGTATAGCACCAGAAGATAAACCAAGTTTAGTACTAATAATTGAAAGAAAACTTGTCTCAGATAAAGAATGAAAGTCAGAATATTTATATGTTTCCACAAATACTTCTGGAAATATAGTCTTTAGTACTTCTTTAGCAGTTGAACATTTAGCAGCTGCTTCGAGCACCTTCTCTTTTGTTATTGTTAATTGCTCTGACATATTATTATTCCTTTCATCTTCATTAAGAAGTTTAACTGCAGTTTCATATGCAACTCTTTGTGAACATATTTCAGTTTTACGTTTTCCTATAGGACATGTGAGGATACAGTCAAATCCTTTACAGATACCAGGACCCTCATAGCTACCATTAGTTGCTTTATACTTCAAACATAATGCACGTTCTTCATCTGTTAATTTCATATTATTCCTTATAAAATAAAAGACTATTAATATCAGGAGGCGTTCTCTGTATATTCATATCCTGCACTATGCGACCTTACGATCCGAGCAGAGGGGAACCTATTAATAGTCCTATTAAATTAAAATGAACCGTTATCTACTGTTGGTTGTGCTACATCTGGTCCAGGGAATGATGTGCTATCATCTGCTATATAATCCTTTACATATCCTGTAGCGACATCTTCATTGAACTTTGCTTTAAGATAGCTTTCAGCATCTTGGTTATGTTTCTTATTCTTATAACTGGATAAGACAACATTACGATATGTACGATACTTATTCTTATCTCCATCTTTCTCATATGGATAACGTAAATAGGTTACTTCTAATCCAATTAACTTATCCAATACTTCCTGTGGAATAGTGCGATCAGGATTAATGCTATATTTACCAATACGCATATTATCAAGGAATATCTTTACTCCCCAAGCACTACTTGTCCAATCTTCATCTGTTGGATTAGCAAATCTTCCAGTAATAGCAATCTTCTGAGTGAATGTTTGCTTGGTTTCTATCTCTATTTCTAAACCTATATCAAATGGTTTCTCACCGCCTATAACATATTCTTTTGCCTGCTTATCCCATGACATGCCACTTAATGATTTTGCTGATAGAATCTTACCTGATTGAATGAAGATTCCACTGAATGTATTTCCACCTGATAAGCTCATAATATATATCTCCTTAGGTTAAATATTATTGAATCTTTTTATATAGTTGTTTTATTATTTTGAACGTAAAAGTTTGACACCCTACTATAACTATTTTCTTATTTTTATTAATTTCTGCTCTATAGCAAGAATTAAGTTGAATAACATTTTTAGGCAATTTTTTATTCAAATTTATTGTTTTTAACAATTCCTTAAATTTAAGTTTATCTTTTGGTAAAGAAAGTAATATTGTAGGTCGTTCTCTTTCTTCGCCTTGATTAGTTAATCTATAATATTGTGAATTTGGAAAATAAAGCCTTCTTTTAAGGCCAATTGGTGACCAGTGTTCTTTATCAATTATATTAAAACCATCATCTTTCCATCCTATTTTATCTGCTAAACATTTAGCTAAAAGTATATTAGCAAATGTACTAGTGGAAACTGAGAATGGTTTAAAGGATTTTGCCATTTTATATATATCTCCTATTAGAATAAATTGATTATTTTATTTTGTCTATCCGAAGATAGAATTGATCTGGTATTCGTTGGTTAAAGAAAATATTTAATGCTTTTTTACAAGGTAATTGATAAATGTTATCATTTATAGTACATCGACTATACCCTTCACTATAAATTTGTAAATCTGTTACTCTTTTTGCTCTGATAAATTCAGTAGTATCTGTAATAAATTTGTAAGTTGAATTACCTTTTTTAGAATATTTAAACAATCTTAGTAATCCTTTTGTCCAATATCCATCACCAACTAAGAGATGACGATACTTTTTAGGATGTTTAAGTACACATCCTTTTTCAGTATGTAAAATTATACTCTTTTTCATTTATCCTCCAAAAATATCTTATCCCAATGAGTGATTAGCTTACTATCTTTAAGTTCACTGATTACAAATTCAGAATTCTTGAGATGGTCAGGTCTTGCACCTGTAGCTAAATCAGCTTCATTGGTCTTAAATGTGATTATATTCTCTGCTTTATCTTTATTACGATATATAAATCCTATAGCATCTGCTTTCTGGCAGATAAGAGTCTTTAATTTCCCAGTTAGTTGTATGTCCTTTGCTTGTATTTCCTTTCCTTGTTTAGTAATTGAGGTAAGTTTAATATGACCTGTAATAATCATACTCTTTGAGTAACAGCCATTGAATACATCATATAACATCTTAAATGCTATACGCAACCACTCGTACCCGCTGCCGGAAGGAAGTTCACTTACTACATCTATACCATCAAAGTTCTTTCCTGCATTAGATTTCTTATAGATATATGTAGCCATACCACGTGCAGTATCTTCCAGACCAGTTACACTATCAATGGATATATAATCATAGAACTTCTTATCCTCTTTTATCTTAGTAGCAAGTTCTTTAAGAATTGAATATGGACCCTTACCTGTCTGAGCACATTCCTTAATAAGATTAAATTTAATACCAGAGACAAATTCAGATCCATCTTCAGTATCTATGATTAGATTATTTGGTAATGCAGATAAAAGGGAAGTCTTTCCTACTTTAGTGTGAGAAAAAATAAAGATCCTGCGAGGATTCGATTCTATAACATTTTTATATTCCGGTAAATTCATATTTTTTTCCTTTTTTTATATTATCAATAGACCATAATGGTTGTAAGTTTGTATAATGACATAGTTTAATAAGTTCTTCCTTTGTTTTTGCTGATGATGCAGGAATTATATGGTCTATTTCCCAACATTTAATTCCCTCTTTTCTACCATAATTATTCCAACTCATACCTTCAGTAAACTGCCTCTCAATATGTTCTTTAATAATTATCCAAGAAGCACCTAATAATTCTTGCGTTCTACACTGTTTACCAACTTTTGCTCGATTAAAAATACCATTAATACGTCCACCAAGATTTCTTTGCATCTTAAATAATGGATCAGTTTGACATCGAATCTTCATATAGTTACGATGATACTTTCTCCATTTAGGTTTATCTTTAGTAATATATTGTTTTAAGAGTTTTCTTATCTTTTCTCTATTAGCAAATCTATATTCCTGTTGGTATTTTCTGAATTCCTCTAAATGTTTTAAACGATATTTCTTTTGTTTAATAGCTATTTCTTTTTTATGAGATAAACGATATAATTTATCTCGCTTTTTACATTTAAGAAGATTCTTTAGGCGATATTCTTTATCGTGCTTTTTTCTTTGTTCTAAATGTCTTAAATAATAATCCCTTTTATATTGTTTTACTTTTTCCGGATTATTTTTACGCCATTTTTTTTGCCATTCTTTTTGATTAAACATAATAAGTAACTCCTTATATTAATTGATTTAATATAAGAAATTACTTATTATCAATCAAATATGAATAATCTCCTAGGTAATATTTGTGATACTTCTTGATGAATTGGTAATTCCATGATTATAATCTCCTTGGAATTAGCAAATAACTTCCAGGTACTACAGGATGTGGTTTAAATTCCCAAGTATGATCACAAGTTAAATAGAATGCTTTATCTGCATAATCCCAATTAGAAGTAACACTAATCATACTATGAGTAATTTTTTCAAGTTCACTAACATTTATTATTTCTCTTAAATTTATATCTTTATCAAATGCTTCTGGAAATAATGTTTTCAACACTTCCTTAGCAGTACTGCATTTATCTGCAGCTTTAAGAATATTTTCTTTTGTTATTTTATACTCTTGTTGTTCCATAATTATTCCTTTATAATTATACTTGTACAATTAGCTATCTTTGCCATGAGATTATCTTTAATAAAGAAAGTGGTATAACTAACCTTAGATTCTCTATCAGTATAAGTTCTAAAATCATCTGCATGAATTTTATACTTATTGTTAACTATAAAAGTTTTCGTAATAAGTTTTAATTTATATAATTCTTCTCTTTGTTTATCTATAATTAGCTCTTTTTCCTCTAATGAATTGGTAAGTTTTTCATATTTCTTTTTATTTATCCACATGATAATTATCCTTCCAGTAATGACATTGTTTATGAGTTATATTACAGATACGTTTTCCACCATCTTTAACTAGACTTAGTTCTCTTAACTCAAATGTGCGTCCTGTAACTCTATTAATTGGGATACTTAATATGTATCCTATTTCTGAATTAGTCAAGCCATCTTTTGACTCTTTAATAGTATTATAAACTCTTGCTCTGCTTGCATTTAGAGTTATTGGTTTAGATACTAATTCTTGATATGTTGCATCTCTTGTATCAGTTGCTTGTTCTATTATTTCTCTCCAGCCATTCCTTGAATCCTTGAAGTGTTGGTTAATGTCCCATCCCTATACTAAAACATAGACAAAGTAATATGATTATAGTTTTCATTTTCTTGCCTCCCAAGCCGAGTCTGCACGTCTATTAAAATCAGTAGATTTTTTCCATCTTTCGATACAATCAAGAGCTTGTTCATAATTGCTAAATGAATATCCGTAAAGCTTTCCGTGAAATCTTATAAGATATTCGTTTTCAAATTTCTGAATTGCATATTCAGGTTCGTTGTTGTCTATTACTTGTTCTCTGATAACTTTATAAGGTTTGTCATTTGTTTTACAACATCCAATTATACCAAAACAGAATATGATTGCAAGTATGGTTTTCATCTTAACATCCTTTCAAAGAAAATACAATAATGATAATTATAGCAACTATATAAGGAGCTGCCACAAGAGCAAAAATCCAATCAACTCTTTGATATATTTTATCATAATCTTCTTGATTCATTTTCATCTCATTCTCCTTTATGCCTGCACTTCCCACATCTGTTGATATGAGAGAGGTTTCCGTGAGTTACGTTTCCGCAGCTTTATCCAGCGGATATAGTTTAGTAATTTATGATAAAAGTTCATCTTACTTCTCCTTTCCAGTTGCGCGGTCTATTACTCCACAATCTGAAAAATTAATCATTATAGAAATATCAGCATCCGCAAATCCTAACGATAATAAATGTTGTTTTTGAGAGAACACTTCCTCAAGTGTAGATTTATAAAGCATTGTTGGAGTTCTATTAGCAGAAATCCAGCAAATTAAATAGGGCAATTGTCCGTGTCCTTCGTAAAATGTAACTGTTCGTTTATACTTTCTCAATTTCTTTGCCATTGTTAGTTACTCCTCTGAGATTAAAATAGAAAAATATTGTTCCTCTGTAGGAAAATATTCAAAAGTCTCCCATTCTGATTTATTCAACCAACCCACTGAGTGTTCAGGAATTTTCTTTATCGTTCCATATTTTTTGTGTATAGCATATAATTCTGATGTTTTCTTTACCTGCTTCTCGGATAGCTTTTGCTCAAGAAAGTCAATATATATTTCTGCATCTTTTGGCACATTGGGCAAGTGCCACAAATACTTTTGTTCTTGCAAAATCTTATTCTCAAACTCTTTTCTTATATTCTGTTCTTCCATTTTATGCTCCTGATTATTTATACAACTTTTAATAATCGCCTCTATCTCTATCAGAGTGCCCCTATAATCTTCATTCTTTTTCTCTGCTTTCTCTAATCTTTCGGCAAGCCAAGTGGAGTAGCTCTCATACCATTTTAATAATTTTGCAGTAAGAATAATCGTATCGTTTGCACAATCGTTTAATGATGGCAATTTGTTGTTCGATGTTAATATATACTCATCCATATAATTTTTCATTTATTTTTACTCCTAATTACTTGATTTATCCTTTTAGTATCTTTATCATTTTTTGAAGACGGTCTTCATCTAATCCGTAGAGTTGACGGTCTTTGGAATTTTCATCTTGCCAATAATGCGCAAGATTAAGTGCCTTGTCCTTTATTCCCCCCGCTCTCTCTAATCGTGCAGAGAGCCATTTATTAAAATTTACTAACCATATACCAGAATCCATTTCAAATATATCTTGTCCATCTGGCGTATTGTCGTAATTGGTTCGTAATGGCTTTTTATCTTTTCCCTCTTTGATGTAAAGTTCTTCGTAGTTTGTCATTTTTTACTTCTCCATCTTCTTTGAACTTTTTTATACTTGTTATAAATTCTTCTATATACTTTGTTGTCTACATAAGATAGGTCACACCATCCACTAACAGAATAGCCGATAAGTTGTGCAAATTGGACTCTATCTTCTTGTGTTGCATCGATTGTAGCGAGTCTATTCATATCACACATTCTTCCAGCAGTTGCTTCATCAAGAAGAAAATTAACAAGTTTATTTTCCTTGAATCTGATTACATTGTCCCCTGCTATAACAATAGGTTGTGAGGGCTGTAAGTTTTTATTTGTCATTATATCCGTCCTTCAATAAACATTAATATCATTATAAATATACCTATCATAAATAGATAGAATTTGATAGACATATATTGTTTGTGCCAGTATTCCTGTTCTAAGGGGGGCATTGTTTTTAGTCCTTCTTTTTCTTCAATAGATTGTCTAATTGTGTTGCGAAATCAGTCATCATGCTCCAATGACATTCTATTGCCCTTCTCAGTGTGCCATCTTCTCCTATCGGAAATGGCTTTATATCAAATCGTTTGCAAAGATTATAATATTCTTCTTGTATTGTCATTTCTCCTCCAAGTTTGAGTTAAGAGATATTAATAATGGATACCATTGTTCTGCCATAGCATTTGCAATGCCCTGAAATGTTCTTGCTCTATTTTTTTGCCTATCTTTTCCGCCCTTGTTAAACCAATTTCCAGCAACTTTTGTACTTTCACAGTATTTCTTTTCAAGACATTTAGTATATCTAAGCACTGGTAACTTCTTTAACCATAAGCACGTTTTTTTCTGATAGGGTTCTCCGAAATAATATGGCTGTATCGTTTGTTGATGCCGTGGTAAGCCATATATTTTACTTGGGACTGGGTTCTCTATACAAATTCTCCCTATATCCGCATTAAGCAATAACTCAAATAAGTCTCGCGCTTCTCTTCCTTTGGCTGCCCTTTCCTCGTTTAGTATTCCCTTAGGATAAAGGAATCTTGCTCCGGCATTTGATAAATATGTGCAAGGTGGGTGTGCTATCATTAAATCCCATCCGTCAGAAAGAATATCTCTAACATCACATTGATAATGTTTCCCCGGCTTTTCTGACGGCAATAAATCACATGATGTTGCATCTGCACCTAACCGTGTAAAAGCATCTCTTACTATTCCGCTAAATTCACAGGCAACTAAAACTCTCGGCTTTTTCATTTTCCTTTACTCTCCAAGTATGCCTTGATTACCTCTAATATGTTTACGTGTTCTCTAAAAATTATGCCAGTATGCAAGTGTAACCAATCATCAAAATCATTCCATTCTATCTTCTCCATCTCTTGTAAAAGGTAGAGTTGAGATTCAATCTCCTTTTCCTCGTCTGGATTGAGGATGCGATACAAGCCATATTCTATCTGTCTAATTGGCTCAATTTCAGTTCCTTCTTTTGAAACTACCTTTATTAAAGTTGCTGAGTTTATATTTATATATCGTGCCATTTCATTTCTCCTTAAATATTAGGTAAGCAATTAAAATGAGAAGCTTAGCAACTCTCTCAAGACGCTTTGCGACTCGAGTAACTGCTTACCATTAAATATTAGGGTTGCTTGACATCGGTATGCAAATCCTTCTCGCTAAACGCGACTGATTCAGGCTACCACGCCACAAGCAACCCTATTAATTAAAATTGATTAGCTTTATAATAAGCATTCTGTGATAATGCTAATAACGTAACTGATCTTTGAGTTATACTAAGGATCTTCATACCTAATTCTCTAGCTCTATTAGCTATAGTACTATCTGAATATGTAATAGGTTTCTTTATTACTTTCTTCTGATATTGAATATAGGCAGTACGTTTATGAAGTTCTTTAACTGCAGTACGTATATCAGATTCCATATCCTCAGCATTACGAACAAAGATTTCTATTTGATTATTCATATTGCTCTCCAAATAGATAATATCTTATTATTTTTATCAACAACAATCCATCGTGGTGCATAATTAATAGCAGTTGATGATGCAAAATAATACTTAGTCCATTTTTCATTTGCTTCAATTACTCTACTTTGTATGCATAAAGTATCAGGATACATATCACCAACTTTAAGAGTAATTAACCTTCTATCTAATTCAGATTCAGTACATCCATAAAATAGTATTACAAATAATATACTTATAATATATTTTTTCATGACGATACCATTCCTTGCTCATAAGCTATCTCATTAGAATAATCCATAGCTTGTTGTTCATATTGTTCATATAATTTACGTTGTTTAGTTTGTTTAGAATCTCGCCAAACCGCAAGAGAACCTAATTGAAACCATTCCGATGCAGTAATAAGATTCTGTCTTATAAAATGATGAGATACTACCTGTATATTAAGCATATATACTCCTATGAATAAATGGTAGGCGAAGCAAGGTATCTACTCCTGCATTTATTGGCTGATTGTACTATCAGTTCCCAATAGTGGAACACCACCGCGTCTTCAATTTCCGCCATTCGCCTATAAATAAACAGTAATAGCAAAGAGCCATCTCATGCTCAAGTTAGATGTTTATTTCATTAATCTGGTATAACGAGTCATTATACACTCAGACTAACTAAGAACTTAGGTCACTAAGCCAATTATTCTCTGCTATTACTTAATTGTTTAAAATATGTATCAAGACATTGTTTAATATGATTGGTTACTTCTTCCCTGGATTTCTCATCCAGTTCTTCCAGACGTTTAAATTCTTCGTCCATTGTATTTTCTATTATTAAGATAATCATCTAATAGACTCAATCCTTTAATAGTACCTAAGATAATTATCCATAATACTAATCCTAACCATAAATTATCGGTATTCATTTCGGTTCCTTTGTTAGGTCCATAAGTTTATTAAATGCATTAATCTTTGATTTGATAAGTTTATCCACTTCTGGACTTATCTCTTCACCTCTTAGGTCAGATACCAATACAATACCTTCAAATACCAATGCAAATAGCCACCCTAAAAGTGCTGATACATCATTATAGCATACTGCAGAGAATATCTCTAAGAATGCTATTATCATACATATAAATGTTATTATCTTAAATATCATAATTACCTCATTATTAAATAGATTCAGTAATAGCCAGCCATATATGTCAATTGAAGTGTATGAGATCACTATTTAGAGAATATCAATTTACCCTTCTCCATGAAATTGATGCACCATTCTAAAATTAGTGATTTATAGTAATAGAGAGAACAGAGGCTATAATAGTTTAACAAGGCTACTGAATCTAGTATTGGTTAATCTTTATTTAGAATCTCCATTATCCAACTGTCTGGAATAATATTCAACATAATCTGGATCTGGGCCTCTTAGATCCGGTTTTATTTCAATTGGTTCTGTATTTGGTATTGCCAAATCAACACCAATTACTACCTTATCTGGATGAAACTCTTTCAATTCATCAAGATATTGACTCAGATCCTTACCTGTTGGAATACGATCACTGGGACATAACTTAACTATCTTACTATCCCATATACCAATCTCTTCTGCTGTATCCAGGTATCGTATCCATCTACGTCTAATGAATCTATTGGTATTCTTCAGTAAGAAATTCACCAATAGTCTCATTTCCTCAATCTCTTTATTCTGATGATTGATTATACTCTGTACTTCTGTGAAGTTATGAACTATATATACTATAGCTCTTATCCATGCAAAGAACCTTGCTTTCGCAATACTAAGGGATTTCTTCAATCCATTCTTTGATGATGTCTGTTTACTAAATGTTTCTTTCATTGTTATTATCCTTTATATGATTAGTTTATTTGTTTAAGTGTATCAGGTGATGGTAATATCCAAGGTTGACAATCCATGCATCCTTTTTGTCTATCTTCAATAACTAGCTCAGTAGCTATTGAATCACATCCTATTACAAATAGACTTAGTAATATGACTATTATCCATTTCATTATTTAATTCCTTATATAATGAATTGTTGATCGAAACCTAACCATTTCTGATCATTGAATTGAATACCCTTTTTTATATCTGAAGGTACTATTACTTTACTCATTGGTCTTGATTCATGAGTGAACTGATTAGTAAGAACATATTTACCAGCCTCATATCCCTTCATATGATAATAAGGTGAATTAGGATCGCATATAGTTACTAATTTCCTATGTTCTTGTTCCATATTATATCTCCTTTAATTTAATTGATCTTTGATAATGTTTCTTTGGTGTACCATTATGATGTTTATTTGGTTTGTTGATTATCTTTACTACTTTACATTTGCATAGTGGACATGGCTCAGCTATATCTGATTGCCATATATTCTTACAATGATGACATTCCCATACCATATTAACCTCTTGCATTAATCCAGATTACTCTATCTTTCTGACCTTTATTAGTTAATTTTCTACCTCTTACTTCAAGATATTCACCATGAATATCATCATATCCTGAATACATCTTACGAATAGCACTATTAAGATCTTTAGTTCCTATTAACTTATCCATAAACCTATATAATATATCCTGATATGAATAGAATGATTGCTTATTGGTCTTTTGTGGATAATTATATAATCTTAATGATACTTGCTGTACTTTATGAAATGCAGCTTTCATATTATATTTACTCCTAATCATTAAATAATTCAAGAGTTATTACTTCATTTGGTTTCAATAAAGTTATTTCAAGGCAAGTGTCTTCAGACCAAGTAATCTTAGGATGTTCTAAACTAACTATGCTTTTATAAGTACGTAATACTAAATGAGTCTGCGTACCATATTTAACCCAACCTATTTGTCCTATTCTCATCATCTTACCAAGAATCGTTGTTTTTGTATTAGTGATTGTGTTAATAATTCTTATCATATTTACTCCTATTTATATATATCTGTTTATAAATAATGTGTTGTTCTATGCTTCTAATAAGTACCCAATACAACACTATATCCATATAACGAGTCGACAATCGCTGGATATAGTGCTGTATCGGGGAATGATGATAATTAGAATGCAGCCAATAACTCTGATTCGGGAACAGGCTCTGATTTCGGGAAACCAAGCAGGAATCCATTACCCTTTGTGGGATATAACGTTCTTCCTGTAGCTTCAACCTTCGGCATTACCAACTTGGCCTGCTCTGGGGTGATGTTAACGAAGCAACTCTTGCGTGCCTGGGGAATACGTTTATCTAATTCAACAATCGCTTCACTCAGGGTAGCAACCTTTATGCTTGATATAGTAATGTTACCTTGTAGTGTACGTGTGTTGATAGTGAATAACTTTCTTGCATCCATGATAATATCTCCTATGATAATATTATTATAGTATGTACTATATACTATAGTACTGTTATTGGTCAACGCTATTTACTAAACTCTCTCAACGCTTTTTCAATGGCGAAGCCATAATCCGAAGGGGGTAGGTTCTCCGTATATTAAAATCCAGTAATCTAGAACAATTTTTCAGCGTTTTTAGAAAGTAGAGATTCTATCGTTTCGAGAGAACGAATTCATCATAGGAGTAATGAACAATTCTGAGGTATTGAATTTAGAATCTCTAGAAATTTCAGAAATTATTTTTAGATAATTATAAAAACGGGGAAGATGCATAATCATAATTCTTATCCACGACTAAATCAGGTGCGATGGTCATAAGATGGCACATGATTATCAGAGCTTCCCATATTCGTATTATTATTTTTGAGGTATTTCTGATACAAGTGGTTTATCTATATTAGGTGGTATTACCTTATTCATTGCAGGAGCATCTGGAGTAGTATTAGTTTCTATTACCGGACCTGCAGGAGCATTCTTATCTATTGACTTAGCAGATTCATCATAGATAAGAACCACTTCTTTTTTATTCTCAGAGAGTTTAGATTTGAGTATCTTACCGCCATCTTCGATTATGCGTGCTATTGTGTCTGCTACTTTTTCTTTTGCTACTGATAATTGAGGCATAGTTAAGTTTCCTTTATTGATAGTTACAATTACATTCATTCCAATGACAGAAGTGTTTTGATGGAGTATAGTAATCTTCACCTTTGTAAGTATCTGCATTGATTAAGATTCTTTTATGGCGAAGAAAAGTTTTAAGCCATAAGACTTCTTTGTTACAAGTAGGACATTTAATAGTGGAGAATGTTCTTTCTTTCATTCCACGATGTTCACTAGTAGTGGCAATTTCTGCTAGTCGATTGAATTCTTTCAGGTTGAGTTCAGTTTTCTTAGTGAGTGTTGCTATTACTTTTTGTTCAGAGGAAGTAAGTTTATTATTTGGATTATTACATCGTATAAAATTATCTGCAATAATCTTTTCACGTATATTCATTTAAGTTGCCTTAGTTAGGTTTACCTTAGTTAAGTACATGTACTAAGCACTATATAGGATATTATTAAGATTAGATTATACTCGGTTCCAAGAGTAAGATGGTTAGCATAACAGGAGGCTAATCTCCGTGATAGTCAAGGTACCTATATCCTGTTGGATAATCATCCTTGCTATCAACTCTCTCCGTGGCCCTCACGTTTTCTCTTACGTCATTACCAGGAAGATTGACAGAAGATTATATGTTAAGATGTATTAAACATTGAGTCTAATTTCATGAATTCTTATATCAATGTCAAATTAATTCTTAACTATTTTTATACATATTAGAATTAGTATGTATAGGAAATGACAGAATCTATACATACTCGGTAATAATGACCGATAGGGTATAGTAGGTAAAAATGACCGATAAAAGATTTCTCTTGACTTTAATCCAATAATTCGTGTAATTAGCATCCAAGAATAAGGAGATATATATGGTTCTTGAATGTAAGGTGAATATAGGTTCCAAGGTGAAGATAACGGAACTTAACTGTACTGGCAGAGTAATCAGTATATGGTATAACTCTACTGGACTCCAAGTTGAAGTGAAGTATTTCTTAGATGGTAAATTAAATAAGGAATATTTCTTTGAGGATGAGATAGGAGTAATAACATTATGACTCATCTAAAAAAATGTTGGTGTGGTAATGAGAATATAGAAATGGTTCGTGGAGAATGGTTAGGTGAACCATGCAGGACCATTAAGTGTGCAAGTTGCGGATTAGGTGTAATGAGATTGATTAGGATGCGTCCTAAGGTAGCAGAGAGGGAAGTAATACAAGCATGGAATGAAAGGCCATACTATGAAAAACGTACTAGAGGAAGTACTGGTTGAACCCATTGTTCAGGATGAACAGGTCACTATTCACGATTCTGTAGAATTAGAACAGGAGTTACAGAAATGGATTCAGCAGATACTCAAAATAATGTTATCGGAAATATAGTAGTTCTATGTGAGTCTTGTTTTAGTAAGACTCCATCAGAATCTATCAATACTCCGGTAAATCACTTTCCCTATGCTATGGCACTATGGCGTTCAGGTGGGTATAGCTGCGATCATTGTAACCATGAGTTACGTCCATTCGATAATTATTATTTTATCCATGAGGAAGAAAGGAATATAAACTAATGATTCATTATGATTATATATGCCAGGAATGTGATACTAAGTTCGATGATTACATTGAAGCGAATAAGAGCGAACCTATCAGATGTCCTAATTGTAATAGTCTTGATGTTAAACGTCAATTCCCAATGAGTCAGTTTGTAATGGTAAAAGGAAGTCCTTATGTTGGTGGATAAGAGAATAAAAATATTGGATCTTCTAATTATTTTTGTTTCTATTTTTTCAATTGGACATTTAACAGTATATTTTACACTCCATCCTGATTTATATATCCTAAGTGATTTTCATATTCGTTTAGAAGCTGCAAGAGGAAATTATTCTAGTTTATTTTGGTACAAACATTATTTAGCTGTTCTTTGGAAACCATTACTTTTGTTTAGTAATGAAATGACAGCATTATTTGTTTATGAAAGTATTCTTACAATTTTTATGTTATTATTGAATCATAAAATGTGCGAGGTAGAATATGGATGGATATTGGTTCTTGCAAGTATGTCAATTTATAAAGATACATTACAGAATGGTAATCCAGCGATTATCCTGGCTTATCTTGTTTGTTTCCCAAAAGCATCTCTCTTGGCAATACTCGTTAAGCCTTACTATTTTATTTTTGTTATTCTCCATACCTTCACAGCAAGTATTAAGGGATGCTTTTCCAAGTACACTTATAAAACAGCAAAATCTATTCCTCTTGTTGCCAATTTATTATATTCTTATGAAAGAAAGAAAAAGTGATATTCTATAAACGTGCAGCAGATAAGGAAGTGGAATACTATCGGCAGGATGAAGCTGATGAACTAGGTCTGCAGTATATACCCTGGCGTTCTGCTATTACTGAAGGTCAATGGATATTGACTGATGATAATTATGTTCTTAAGACTACCAAGGTAAAAGCATTACCAGAAACTAGACACCATAAAACACGGATAAGATACAGAGTATATACTGATCTATGCTGGCGGTATCCTCATCGTAAACAACCTATGGAAATAGAAAGACACATGGAAGTATGCCGTTATGGTATGATACCTAATACTTGGTGGGAGGAATATCAAGCAGAATGTCCTGCATTGAATAGATTATTGGCTAAAGCAATTATATTAGGTGAACTTCCTTTTAATAAATGCAGGAAATATACCAGGGAACAAAGTGAAGTATTCGGCAGAATAGCAAATAAGTTATCGGATCATTTAAGTGGATACGATATTAGAAGATATTATAATGCAGATGAGGTGCGTATGGGATTACAGGATGAAATAAGAAAGATGGCTTTAGAAAAAGGATGTACACTTGAAGAAGTGTTCGATCTTTACAATGAAGCTAAAACTCTTGCTAGAAAAGGTGGTAATATCAAAGGACTCATTATGGTAGGTGATCGTTATGCTGGTATTATCGGTATGACTAGTAAGACGGTTACTACTGGTCCGGAGAAACAATTACCTATAGCAGATGAAGATCCATTGTTTCAGAAGGTAATAAGTGATAACGACAACGGATAAACCTATATCTGCCAGAGATAAGGTTCTTGAGATATTACGCAAGGACCTCATTAAGTTTGGCAAGATAGTCAAACCAATTACTTTCTATTTACCCTCTCCGGAAGTACATCATGAAATAGCGAAGTTATTCCTAACAGAAAGTATTAAGAAGTTACTTATTATTGCACCGCGTGGTATTGCCAAAACTACATTAGTAATTATTTACATTCTTCATCATTTATGGTTCGGTGATAAGGGACGTAAACTTATTGTTGTTATATCCAAGACTCAGACACATGCACGTTCTATACTTTCTACTGTAAAAGATATTGTGGAATTCTCTGATGGATTCCGGAAACTATTTGGTTATCACGGTTCAGTAACAGCGAAGAGTTGGAGAGAGGATCGTGTTATATTCGATAACGGAGATAGCATTATTGCTCGTGGTACCCGTCAACCTATACGTGGTATAAACGAAAAGTCTCAAAGACCTACCTTGATTGTAATTGATGATCCGGAAGATGAGAATAATACCAAAACTATTGAAGCAATGGATGATAACGTTAACTGGGTTCTTACTGCAGTGGTTCCTGCTTTAGATGCTCATCGTGGAAGAATTATAGTTATTGGTACTCCCCTGCATGAAAGATGCATAGTATCCGTACTTGAAACTATGCAGAGTTGGACTACGGTCCGGTATGGTAACAATATCGAAGAAGGTATTGCTCTATGGCCCGAATCAAAATCCTTAGAACAGTTACGCAGGGATATGGAAGATTTCAAAGCTGCTGGTAAGGTCCGGATATATTACCAGGAATATGAATGCAACTTAATTCCAGGTGGAGATGCATTATTTAAGAAGGAATATATTCAGTGTTATGATGAAGATACCGTTATTGATTTTAGACAGGATGAACCCTACTTGAAGTTCTCTACTGGAATATTACTTCCGGTGAATATATATATGGGAGTAGATCCTGCATCAACGGTATCTCAATCAGCTGACTATTCCACTATAGTCCCCGTTGCTGTTACTTCAGATTTGAGAATATTCATTCTGGATTACTTCAGGAAACGTGTAGCTCCGTTGGATCATGCCGATGCAATAGAATCTTATTTCTTAAGATTACATCCAAGATTAACTCTGATAGAATCTACCGGATACCAAAATATGTTGCGTCAGTATTTAAGAAGTCGTATATTCATTCCAGGTCTGGAGTCTAAAGAGACTCCTACTGATGCAAAAGATAAAAGGTATATTGAGATGTTGCAGCCTGCTTTTGCACAACATAGAGTTTATTTGAAAGGGAAAATTGAGAATGGAAAATATTCAGGATCAATGCAGCAACTCTATGACGAATTACTCCTCTTCCCTAAGTCCAAGCATGACGATTTACTGGATGGTTTATACTATGCGTGTAAGCGTGTCAGACCACCCTCTCATTCTGTTACAGAAGCTAAACCTCCTCTTCCGGAACATCAGCAGTTTCTTGTTGATTATTATCAGAAACAAGATGAAGAAAATGCAATCCCAATTTATTATGACGATATATTCAGTTAGGATATAGACTATGGAAACTACCACATTAGATGTAATGACTCAAGAACGTGCTGAACCTATCTTAACGCAACAGATAAATACTACTCCCGATCCTGAAGCGGTATTTTCTCAGGAGAAATATCAGGAATTAAAATCTGCTTCTCAGACTTGGCGTGATGAGATGATTGAGGATAATGATTTCTTTCTAGGTGCTCAGACTTCTATAAAACAAAATGAATTGAATAAGAAACGTAAACAGAAATCATTTAATGTGGATGTTATATTCCAAGCAGTTGAACAAGCAGTTGCACTCTTAACTTCTAATCGTCCGAGATTCTCATGCACTGGTATGGAAGATTCTGATACTCGTATAGCAGGGGTAATAGCAGCAATAATGCAGTTCATATGGCACTTGAATCATGCTACACAGAAATTAAAACAGGTTATAAAGGAATATTATGTTGGTAGTGTTGGATGGGTACATATATACTGGAATCCTTATATGCTTAATGGTAAGGGGGATATTGCTATTGATACCATAGATGCTAAGAGAATGTATGTAGATAATAATGCAAAGGATTTCTTCTGGCAGGATGCAGGACATATGATAGTTGAAACTGACTTGACAAGTGAGATGATGCAGGTTACTTATAATATGACATTGGAAGAAGTACAGAAGTTTGAATCTTCATCACAGACAATAGAATCTTCCACACGTGTGAGTGAATTTAATTCAGGCAGTGCAAGTATGAATGCCTCTCCGGTTTCGACATATAAACGTCTTGATAGATATTCCAGAGTAAAGGAAATGATGCTGGTACTCGAGAAGGAAGATGAACGATTTGAGATGATAATCGATCCGCGTCAGTTTGAAAAGAAAACTAAGAATATGACCTGCTTAATCTTCTCTACTTCCCGGGCGACTAATTATTTTGTTGCACCGAGAAATGTATCAAATGTATCTAAGTTATTATCTCAATACGGCGAAGTATTTCATTCGGTACAAATGGAAGATCCTGAGAATCCCGGGCAAATGAAAACTGCTTTAATGTCCGGCATAGAGAATCAAGTGGATTATCCCCCCGGAGTTACTCCAGTGCCTGATAGTACTACTTATATTAAATTAATAAGTATGTATGATGCGATAATGAAAGGGCAGGTAAAAGTATCTAAACGGTTGCTTGATAGAATTAAACATGTAGCAAGTATCGGTAATAAACTTTTATTTCAGAATATAGTTCCTACTTCTCACCATGTGACTATTCCGCTTATTAATAACTTTGATAGAACTACTTCTCCTGTAGGTGATGTACGCAGAGTTAAACGAGAGCAGGAATTTATTAATAGTCTCAGACAGATAGAAGTAGTACATGCGGGTAAGATTGCTAACTTTAAGATAGCATATCCGGAAGGTAGATATAATGAAGAAGATTTAGTTGCTAAATTTAATGATCCAATGAAACCATTCTTACCTTATGATGCAGAAATGCAATCTGCAGGATTGCAGGTAGTTGCTCCACCACCGTTACCTAATCAGTTCTATATGCTTGAACAACAGGCACGAAAGAATATTCAGGAACGACTTGGAATATTTAATATGCAGGCAGGTGATCCTACTGATGCTCCAAGTACTTATAAGGGTACTGTAGCATTGGATGAATATGCACAACGAAGAATTAAATCCAAGAAGGATGATGTAGAAGAATTTTTGAATCAGATTGGTAAAGTAGTTGTAGATTTTATTCAGTATTATTATACAGATTCAAGAGTAATAAATATTGTCTCTCCAAATGATAAACCAATGACTATTACTTTACGTAACGATAGCAGATTGGATAATCTTTATGAGAATAATGAATTCAGAATCAATGATATTATGGTAGGTCAGTTTGACCTAGTAGTAGTATCTGGTTCTACATTACCATCTAATCGTTGGGCACAACTTGAAGTATATACTGAACTCTATAAACTTGGATTACTTGACCAAGAAACTACTTTGCAGAAAACAGAAGTAGCAAATGTTGAACAGGTGATGGAACGTATAGGTATCATCAATCAGTTGAAGTCTATGCTTGCACAAAGAGATGAAACAATTAAAAAATTAACTGGTGATAGTCAGACTATGGAACGTGAACTGATGCATGCTAAACGTGATAAGGATATGACCATATTCCAGAAGAATCTTGAATCCGAAGAAGTGAAAGCTGCAGCTGCTCGTATGATTTATGAAAATACTCTTAAGACATTAAAGAAAGCACATGTAGGAAATAATTAGTATGAATTTGACAATTTCAATTAATTAACTTATGTTCCATACAGATTTTACATGAAAGGTTGTTATCAATATGGCTAAAGAAAATGGTGTTGCTGATTTAGAACTTCCAGGAGAGGTTCTGAAACCAAATGCCGCAAGTTCACAAGATCCATTCGGATCTACCACTGGATTAGAACAATTCGGTACAGAGTTGGAGAATCCTAATAAGATTGCTCCAAGTATGAATCCGGATGCTGTTAGATTCCCAGGTGATAAGAAACAAGAACCTCAACCTAATGCTGATGAACAAAAGCGTTTTGAGTATTGGCAATCAGAAGCTCAGAAAGCGCAAGCGAAAGCAAAAGAGATTGAGGCACAGTTAGCTAAAGTTACTCCCCTGGTCGAGTTTGTCTCCAAAGATGAGGACTCATATCGATATATACAAAATCGTCTTAACGGTAATCGCACACCCGATAAGCCGTTGGAACCGCCACAGAAACCTGAAAGCTACAATGAGGTAGAAGCGTTTTCCAATCCAGAATCAGCATCGTTTAAGTATCGTAAAGACAATGACGTTTATAAGGATAAACTTCTGCAGAGTGTTATCAAACAGCATGAATCTTTATTCCAACAACGTCAACAAGAAGCGCAAGCACAGGAAATCCAGAGAATTGAAAGAGAGAAGATGGTTAAATTCCAACAGGAAGTTATTGCTGAAGGAGTTCAACCGGAAGAGTTCCCTGAGTTCTGGAATACGGTACGTAATGCTGACCATAAGACTATGGTGAAATTCTTCAAATGGCAAAAAGCTCAAGCGCAGAGTCCTGATAATGAATCTGTAAGATTCGATGTACCACTTACTTCTTCTGCAGGTGGAACTGGACGTTCTAAACCTTTGGATATGGGTGATATATTTGTTGAGGCCTCAAGGCGCATGATGTAGTGAAAGGTTAAGGGTAGTAATATGGCACAATCAACGCCTGGTAATTTAAGTAAAGGTAATGATTCAACTGGAATTCTCGGTAATCTGTTTCTTGAACGCAGACAATTCTATGTTGATCCTTTTAGATATGCAGAGTTATTTCCAACTACGACACCATTTATTTCTGCAATGGTGCAAAAAGCACAGGTAAGAACTAATCTTCCTGATCCTATCTTTAAGATGTTTGAGCATCAGTCCGCATGGGTTAAACAGGAAGCAGTTGTAGCAGGATGCACAGCTACGGTTCCTAATGATGATACAGGTATTGCGGATTTAACTTTAACATCAGTAACAGGTTTGGATTCTATTACTTCAGATTCATTGATTAATATGCAGTTTGAAGTATGGAATACGACTAAGACTACTTTACGTGGTCAGATTCTTATTACAGCTAATTCCTCGGGTACATATACATGTAAGTCTCTTAAGAATTCAACTATTACAGGAATGGTAGCAACGGATATTCTCGTAGCTATTGGTACTGCATATGGTGAAGGTTCTGAAGCTGGTAATGCATGGGGTGATAACCTGAAGGTAGTGTTTGGTTCCACTGGTATTCATCGTACTCCAGTTGAAGTAACAGGCACACTCTATACAGCATCGTTACGCGGTGCGAATAAAGAATTAGCTCGTTATCGTATGGATGCATTATCTCAACATAAGATTCTTGAGAATAAACGTATCTTACGTTCTGTTAATTTAGTTGGTACAAATCATGACGAAGCAGGAACATTCGCTGATACCGGGCGTACTGGTGCAGTTAATGGTTCTGCAGCTGCAGGTGGAAAAGTTCGTACTCCGTACGGATTCTTAGCCTCTATTCTTGATTATGGAACCTCAACTGAGAGTTCTGATAGTCAGAATATTTTCAATCGTGCAGGTGGTTATGATTGGAATACATATGTAGACGATAGTGAAAAGACACATCAATATACAAATTATGATGGTACACGTGATTGGTTCTGCGGACCGAAAGCATTCTCATTCTGGTCAAAGATTGATAGTTCTAGTTCTACCGATACAAGACTGAAGAGTGGAATTAAACTTTCCGGAATTCAGAATTCCAATGGTGGTTACGGTTATAATTTCCGGTATATTGAAGGACCGTTTGGTATGGATCGCTTGATTCTTGATCCTTCACTTAAGAATGAATATTCCAATTACATGTTCAGTCCATCATGGCAGAACGTGTACTATGCTATATATCGTTCTTTCGTATGGAAAACTGCAATTAAAGATGAAAACTTTAACGGTTTCGATGGAATAAAAGACGAGTATTTCAACGATACAGGAGTTGGTACTACGTTAATTAAATCACAAGCATGCATTATATTACCAAAGTCGTAGGAATGTACGATATTTGGTGAAAGGAATAAGGTAATTTTATGGCTGCTAGTACTGTAAGTGATTGGACTGAATCTGTTGTAGGATATAATGGTACTCTTTATACCGCATCCTGCACGATTCTTCAAGCTGTTGCTAATACTGCAACTATGACAAAAAAGACTCCAAGGGGATTGAATGTTCGCAGACCTTGGACTCTTGTAGTTTCCGGTTCCGCTGCTATTGATGGTGGACAGACTCCAGTATTGGAATTATGGGGTGGACATAGTGATTCATTTGTTAATGATAACTCTGCTTCTCTAGCTGCAACGGCTGCAACAGATGGTGCTAAATTATTGGACTTATGCGATGACATGGTTCTTTGCGTAACTGCAAGACCCTTCTTCTTCCAGATGGTACCGATAATTGGTCAAGCGCAACAGGTAGCGAATGTCGTTACTGTTGCTGCAATTGCTACTGGTTTCAAGGTTGGTATCCCCGTATTACCGTATTATGCTTTTGGTATTCAAGGTGGTACTACTCTTGATGCAGTAACAGTTACGTATAAGATAATTCAAGGATAATAATAATTTTTAATTTGAAAGGTTACGACAATGAGTGCTGAAAATCTTAAACTTCGGGTTGAGAATTTTGCATCCGTTAACGGTTCTGACAATAGCGATGGTTATGCTCTTGGAGATCGTCAAGGTGGATTGCTGGTTTCTCAATTAAATCTTCCTCTGTATAATGCTGCAGTACGCAAACAGTTGAAGATTGGTATGGGTGTTACGGCTGGTTCTGCAGTTCCGGCTGATAATGCTACTGCTCCAACATTTGCTCTATGGAATCCTGCAGGTAGTAATGTTAATTTAGTTCCAGTAGATTTCCGGTTTGGAACGATTACACTTGGTACTCGCGTGGTATCTGCGTGGGCGATGAATATTAATACTGGTCTTGGTGCTACTATAGCCACAGGTTCAGGATTAACTGCATTTGCTTCAACTCCTACTGCAATCAAGAATGCAGATTTCTCTACAGCTACGAGTAAAGCTTATTTTAGTAATGCTGGTACTGTCACCTGCACAGCAACGACTGATTTCTTCACAATGGGACCACATTATGACCTAGCAACAACTGGTGGTGAAGCTGGTTCTGGTATTGTTACATTCAATGGTGCTTTAATTGTTGCTCCAGGGTCTATGATATGGCCTGCCACACATGCAGCTGCATCAGGTTCAACTTATCTTATGCAGATTACATGGTTGGAAATACCGATACTATAAAAGTTATAGTATCTTAACTTATCTTCCCTCTCTCTGAATAAGGGAGAGGGATTGATTTCAGGAGATAACAATGAGTACAGAGAAATTCCCCAGTAATGATGGATTGCATACAGTTAATCTCAATAGTCCTAAAATCCTTACCGATGATAGAAGTGTTACTTTCCCTGACGGTGCAGGTACTATTCCAGTTTCAGAATATAACGCTACTCTGGAACAAATATTCGGCAGGATGTATGTTGCTACATTATTCCAGACAAGAACCGATGATCCTATTGCAACACTTCTTACTCCTTCTACACTTGGTCTTTCTGGAATAGTATGGACACGAAGTGAACCAAGAATATACAAAGGTACACTTGCTAATGCATTTACCATAGATGGCAGTACTGAATGTATTATGAAGGATACTAAAGGACTTGTTTCATTTGAGGTAACGGATGTGAATACTGTTACTATCGAAATGGAAGATGACGAGATGTTATGTAATCGAAGGATTCAAATTAACGTATTATAGGAGAATCTATGAATAGGAGAATCTATGAAAGTTGTATTAAGTATTCTTGAACGACTCTTGATTCTTAACTTACTACCTGGGGAGAATGACATTATTACTCTCCGGTTAGTAAGGAAGTTAAAGGAGCAATTAGGATTCACTGACGAAGAACTACTTGCAATAAATATGAGGAACGAGCAGGATGGTAATCGTACTACTACAAAATGGGATAATGATAAGGCAGTTGATAAAGAATTTGAATTAAGCGAGAAAGCGGTAGATATAATTCGTGATGCATTAAAGAATCTTGATAAGATTAAGAAACTTACCGAAAATCATATTTCATTATATACGAAAATAGTAGAGGCACAATAATGGCTGCTCAGACTATTCATGCACAGATAGAGGAATTAACCGGAACTGAATCTCTTGCGTCATTGGATGATTGGGCTGGAGATGCATTAGATAAGTTAGTAATGATATTGCCGTATGAGTTTTTGATTGCCTTTGGTTCTACGGAAGCATGCACTTATACCGGAGTTTATACAGAACTTACTGCAAAGAATAAGAGGATATTAGAAGTAGTGCGTGCTCCATCTGCAGGTTCATTATCTACCCGTCCTTGTAGTTTCATTTCTCAAGCAGAATATTTAGGTAAGTATGCAGATACTAATTCATTGCATTATCCAAGTGATTATGATCCTAAATGGACCATACTTGCAGATACGGTAAAAGTATTACCTGCAGTATCTGGTATGGTAGTTACAAGTAAGTATATTGCATTAGTAGGCACTCTAGATACTACTGGTACTGCATTAAGTACATTGCCTTATACTTGTGAGTACTTGATAGTATTGGATTTGGCTTCAAGAGTAGTATTGACTAAGATACAAGGATTAGCACAAGCAGCGTTTAGTGCAGGTGCTGTTGCTCCTACTACTCCTACACTTGGAACAGTATCTTATGTGAATGCGTCTGCTGGTACAGTTGCAACTGTATCATTTGGTGCAATACCAACTGCTCCAACTTATACTGCAGGAAGTTTACCTGCTGGATTTACTACTGCATTAGCGGCATTCGATACTGCTATGACTACAGAAGATATTGAACTTGCTATGGCACAGGCAAATAAGGCGAAAGAATATCTTGACCAATATCAATTACTTATTCAAGAAGCTAATCAGTCTTTCCAATCTGCAGTTAAGAAGTGGGATGGCGATGTAACGAAACTTATTAAACAGGCAGAGATTGATATGGCAGAAGCACAGGCAGAAGGTAAGATGACTCATGATGTTAATCTTCAGAATGCTATTCAAACTGCAGAGGCAATATTCAAGAATAATACTTCTCTTATCCAGAAATATCAAGGTGATGTTGCTAAATATACCAATCAAATTCAATCAGAAGTAACTGCTTATCAGGTTAATACTGCAAGAGTATCTTCTGAACGCGATAGATACCTTGCGTTATATCAGAGTTTCAAACAGGAATATCATGAACAACTATTTCTTAAATTTGGTATACAAACAGTGAGTACTAAAAATGAAAAGTAAACTTCTGTTCCTGCTATTACTTAGTTCTTCATTTGTAATAGCACAACCATATAAAGAATTTAAGTGGAAAGACTCTACTGGTACTGGTAGTATTCACGTAGGTGTTCCTATGATACCAGGCGGTGTACTTGCTATAACAGGTACAATTACTGATCCTTCTAAGTTAAGTTTAAGTGATTCTGGCAGTGTTTGGCTTCCTTATTGGTGGAATGGGAAATATACTCTAAAGAGTGATTCAGGTTCAGGTGGTTATCTTCCTTATTGGTTTGGTGGTAAGTTCTGGGAAAAGGGTGATTCTAATACTACAAAGAATCCTATTACATTATCTTATGCAGTAGATAATTTT